ATAAACAATTAATTATTATTCCCATATTTCTTTCTTAAATATTCAGCCCAATCTTCTTGTTTTCTTCCGTTTACAAAGAACCAGCCCCAGTTCAATTCAAACCACCTATTTATCTTCTTTATCATCTTGTTCAGTTTCTTCATCTTCAGTTTCAATAACAATTTTAACCGGTTCCGGGAATAACATATTCATACCAATTCCCAAATTTACTTCTATTACTTTTTCCATATTTAAAATATAATTTATACTAATTACAAAAACAACTTTTTTGATTGTTTTTCTCTGTGAAATTTAATTGCAAAACGGTGAACTTCTTCCTGGATTTTACCAAACAAAGTAAAGTTCATATCATCTTTAATATTAAACTCGGACCCATCGATTTTATGAATGATTGATGATTTGTGATTTGAGTCTTTTGATATTGAAATAAGGTCAACTTGATTTAATATTCCAAGTTGTTCAAATACTCTTTTTGCAACACCTAATTGACCCTTACCACCATCAATGATTACAAGATCTGGAAGTTTTTGTTTTTCATCAATCAATCTTTTGAACCTACGGTTTAACACCTCATCAAATGATTGGTAATCATCAACACCAGTAAAACTTCTAATAATGTATTTACGGTATTCTGATTTGTCTGGATTGTTATTTTTAAATCTAACTGATGCTGCGACATTTGAATCGCCTTGATTATGTGAATTATCAAAAGCTTCAATTGATATTGGGATATTTTTAAGTCCCAGAATGTTTTTAATATCAAAAGCTTTCTTACTATACTTTTGTATTCTTAACACATCGAGTTTTTTATCAATATTTGTCAAATTTGTAAGTTTCGATAATTCATTGTTTGCTTTTTCAAATTCCATATTCTCGGAGTGATACTTCATAGATTTTTTAATTTTTTTGTAAACACCAGAAAAATCAAGTGATAGAACTTTTTTTACATCTCTTACAATTTCATTATAGTAGAATTTTTTAATATTGTTTACACAAGGAGCATTACATCTTCCAAGGTGAAACTCAAGACAAGTTTTGAATTTTTCTTTTTTAATATTTTCTTCTGTTAAGTCATAAGAACAACTACGAAGTTCAAACACATCGTGAATTAAGTCATAGATTTCACGACATAACACTCCGGAAGTAAAATCAAGACTTACTCTATCATCTTGTTTGTCTCTTACAATTTCTAACTTTGGGAATTCTTCATCATTAAAACATAAGGACCACTTTCTGGTCTTATCATCTTTTCCCTTGATATTGAATTTTGGTTTGTATAATTTGATTAGTTCTTCTTCAAGGATGATTGCTTCTTGTTCCGATGAGGTTATTTTAAATTCGACATCAGATATGTTTTCAACAAGAGCTTTTGTTTTGCCGGTTTGATTTTTTTGAAAATAAGATGTTACTCTTTTTGGTAAAAACTTTGACATACCAACATAAATGATTTGGTCTTTATTGTCTTTGAACAAATAACACCCAGCATTTTTTGGTATGTCTTTAAGTTTCTCTAATATCATATTACAAAGATATGATTTTTTTACAAACTATCAAATAATTCATTTGGGTTTGTATATACTAATCCACAGTTTTTACAAACTAAAAGGTCCAAGGGTTTTACTTTATTTCCTTCAGTTCTTCTTAAACTTTGAATTTTTATTTTTTCATCTCCACCACAAGCCGGACAGTTCATACTATCTTCTACTGAAATTTCTTCCGGTTGGTTTTCATTAATTTCCGGACTTTCTTGTTCTTCGTAATTTTCCATTTTTTTATTTTATTATTTTATAGTTATTCAACTTTAGCCATTTCAAAAAATCAAGTACTGTCCATTCATTTGGTTCCAATTCACCCAATGGTCCATCTCCGAACTGATTAATAAATCCTTGTAAATAATCTTGTTCAATTTCAAATCCACCTTCTTCACTTTTAACAATTTTAGTTCTAACCATTTCAATAGCACAAGGTTCACACTGAACAGCTCTTTTATCACCAATAAATTCTTTTTTACATGTTACACACCCCTTATGCCAATAATGACCAGGAGCAAATCCACCAATTGGGTATTCGTTCTTTTCGTGTCTTTCTGTTGCAATTGAAATAGATTCCTTTGGTGTCCCAAAATCTTCGTTATATACTTTTAAAATAACCGCAACATCTGTGTCCATAACATAAAACTCACTAGTACCTTCAGCAATTGTATCAACTTCAAAATCAACAAAAGCAAAACCTTGTTTCTCAAACATCTCAATAAGTTTAGTTTTGTTTGGTCCGTCTGGTTTTAATGGTAAATCACTATATTGATTTTTTAACACATATTTTTCTCCGTCGTGTATTACTTTTCCTACCATTTTATATGAAATATTTTGATTGTATCTCTTGTCTTTTATTTGATAATCGATATTCAAGTGGTGAAATAGTTGATGTGAAATAGTGCTGTGCGCCTAATTTTCTATCTAATTGATTGTAAAAATTTCTAATCAACCTTTTTGCAACAAATGTTTGTTCTCGTGTCTCACAAGAATCAATTACTTTTTCAATCCATTTTGCTACGTCTCCGTAATGTGTGCTTCTTTTTTCCATAATACAAATATAAAAAAATTAAATTAAAAAAACAATCCCACCTATAAAGATGGGATTTAAATTAAGAACTCATTGTCGTCAATATTTTTTCCGATTTCAATAGGTGTTACATCAACACTAGAGTACCAAGAAGAAAACATATGTGATAATTGATCTCTACCACTATTATTTTTTATTTCGGTCCACCAGGTTTCATTAAAATTTTTAACTTTATTGTTATTTTTTCTAATTAAAAATCCATTCTCAAATAAACCATAATTTTTAGGAAAACCCATACTTTGGTATCTTTTCATTTGGTTACTAACTGTCGAAACAGTATCTAATTTCAAATAGATAACAGCGTTTGCTTCCTCAAATAAACAATTTCTTTCTGGGTGTTTATACGCCATAATATTATTATTATCCATACCAATATCTTTTAACATTTTTTTAGTGTCAGTAAATTTTGGTTCAAAACAACTATCAATATAAATACTAACATCGTGTTCTGGTAATAATAAGTGTGGATTAGTTTTTATATAACGAGATTTTTTTCTTAAATCTTTTATTTTATCTAAAAAATCAACTGGTTTTATTTCCCAAACGTCTGATTTAATACTTTCATCATCTGTGAATAAAATGTATTGAACATTTGGATCATATTCTCTTGGTGTTATAACCTCATCGTACCCATTTATATTAACACTATAAACAATTATTTTTTCCATACTACTTTTCAATAGGTTTAACCATCTTTATATTGACGGTTGGTGTGTCCATCCATTGTCCGTTACACATTTTTATGGTGCTCATTCCACTTTCATGTGATAATACCTGTGTTGCTTCAATTTGTGATCCATCATTTAATATTACCAATTCATCGCAAACTTTACTATTTTTGAATGAAAAATAAACCATTCCTCCAGATAATGTTAATATTACTATTAAAATTATGCCAATACTTCTTCTTATCATATTATTTAATGTTCAAAAATGTTCCTGATCCACCCGCAACTGTTGTAGGAAGTTTCCCGTCCCAACTTTGTGCTTTTAAATATTCAACATAAAGAGGTGTAATTTCTTTTTGTTTTAATTTCATTGCCAAGGCCAAAGCTTGTGCGTCAATTATAACTTTTGCAGAATCACCACGAGCAATTGCAATTTTTTCTTGGGCTTCAGCTTCTGCAACTAACTTACGTTGCATCGCCGCCTGTGCCTCCTGAACCGCCTTTGTTTTAGATTCAATCGCCTGTTGTAATGCTTTTGGTGGTGTAATGTTAGTTCTTAACTGTGATACTTCAAACCATTTAGATAATCTTTTATTACACTCAGCAACAATAGCCGCCTCAAATTCTTCTCGTTTATTAAAGATTGCATCCACTTCCCATTTATTAGCTACGTCATTTACTGAAGAGACAATTGCGTTCATTAACCATCCTTGTTCAATTTGTTTTATATCCAATCTCAAGTTCTCAAACATGTTACCAATTGCCGTTGGTTTTAATGAATAGTTAAAACTTGGTTTAATTGTTGCGGCAAATCCCCCTTTTGTAATCACGGTCTGATCCTTATATTCAATATGCTGTTGGTATGTAGGAAACTCTAACATCTGTTCTGTCCAAGTGTTATATAATACCCACCCCGTTTTATATTCATAGCTTGACACACCTCTTTTGTCACCGGTTAAATTAACTTTAATCCCAACGTGTCCGGCATCCACTCTGTCAAAGGCAAATGGTTGGATACTAGAGATTATAATACCTAAGACAAAAATACCAATTGGTTTTAGTATCCACATTGTGTTAAACATCTCTTTACTATCACCCCATCTGTCTGTTCCTGTTACATACATTCGGTCTCTTGTTGTAAATGCAATAAATCCTGCAATTACCAATCCTAAAATAAAAATTAAAGCACTAATCATTTTTTTCTTCTTTTTTGTTAAATAATTTTATTGTTTCGTTTATTACATACATAAGGATCCCTACAACACCAACGAAACTTAACAGTTGGAGGAACCCGTTTACTTCTCTACTGACGACATATTCGCCAAACATTGTTCCGATTGCGATAAAGCCTAACCACATCAGAAACACTTTAAAATACTTCATTTCATTTTTCATATTTTAATCATTTATAAAAACACAATTCTTAAACTCATAAACTTGTCCGGATCTTGAAGAGATTACATCTAATTCAATATTATAACCAATAATGTTTATTTTTTCTGCTTTAAAGTCTTCACCTTTTTTTGGTACTTTAAACTTTAATGGTTTATCAAATACTATCCCTTGTCTATATGATATCCTTTTAACAGTATCGGTCCAAGTTGATAATCCATATTTTCCATTATACCTAAACTTTCTACCGACAAATCTTGGAATATCAAACCTTTCATTTTCCACATCTTTTGATAATGGATTTTTCTCACCTGTTAGTTCTTCGTAGTAAGGGTTAAGTTCTCCGGTGTATGGGTCGTGTGTTGGTATGTTCTTCATTATTACTTATTATAAAGTACGTAAAGTCTTTGAGCAATTTCTTTTAGTTGTAATTCTAATTTTGATATTTTTTGTTTATCTTCTTCAGTTAATTCAAACTTTTCTGCTTTAATGTCTGCAATTTCATTAATGATTCTTCTATGTTGTTCCATTAATGCTCCTTGTAAAATTCTACC